TACAAGACAAAATACAATAATCCTGGTGATATCATCTACAACCCACCATTCGGAGCATCAACAGGTGCTGACAATGTTGTGAGAAGTGCTGGTGATAGAGTTAGAAAAACATACTTAGGTTTCTCATCAACTGTAGGTATTGACCCTGATTTCTTTGAGTACAAAGGAAAGCAAGTTCCAACATCATCTGATGGTGAAGGTACAGATTGGTCAGTATTGACTAAAGGTTTCCACATGGATTCAGGTGCTACTGTTGTTACAATTTCAGGTGGTTACTCAACTTCAGGTACTTCGGCGTTCGAAGTGGGTGACGCATCATTCCAAACTGACCCTCAAAGTAATACAAACCCATACTACTCATTGGCTGCTAGAAAGTTCACATTATTGGCTCAAGGTGGTTTTGACGGATGGGATATCTACAGAGAGTACAGAACAAATGGTGATTCATTCTCATTAGGTAATACAGGTTTCTTAAAAGGTAACAGTTCAACTTCAATCACATATCCTGATTCTACAGGGTGGGGTTACTTCAAACCAATTACAGGTCCTGACCAACAACAATGGGCTAACACTGACTACTACGCATACTTGTGGGGTCAGACAACATTCTCTAACCCTGAGGCGGTAAACATTAACGTATTTGCAACACCAGGTATCGATTTTGTAAATAACGCTTCGTTGGTAAATGACGCAATTGAAATGGTTGAAACAGATAGAGCGGATTCAGTTTATATCTTAACTGCACCTGACTACGACATGTTCTCACCTAACACTGCTGATTTTGATACCCAATTTATATATCCTGAGGAATTGGTTGACTTGTTAGACGATTCAGGTATCGATTCTAACTATAGTGCAAATTACTCCCCCTGGATTTTGACAAGAGATAAAGATAACAACCCTCGCATCTACTTACCACCAACAGGTGAAGTTGTAAGAAACTTGGCGTTGACTGATAACATTGCATTCCCCTGGTTCGCATCTGCGGGTTACACAAGAGGTATTGTAAATGCTGTTAAAGCACGTAAGAAGTTAACACAAGACGATAGAGACACTCTTTACAAAGGTAGAATTAACCCAATTGCAACATTCTCTGATGTAGGTACTGTAATTTGGGGTAACAAAACTCTTCAAATCAAAGAGTCGGCTCTTGACAGAATTAACGTAAGAAGATTGTTGTTACAAGCTCGTAAGTTGATTTCAGCTGTGGCAGTTAGATTGTTATTCGAACAAAATGACGAGAAAGTAAGACAACAGTTCTTGGATTCGGTTAACCCAATCTTGGATTCAATCCGTAGAGATAGAGGTTTAATTGACTTCCGTGTGACTGTATCAAACACTCCTGAGGATTTAGATTCAAATACTTTAACAGGTAAGATTTATCTAAAACCAACAAGAGCTCTTGAATTCATCGACATCGAATTCTTGATTACTCCAACAGGAGCATCTTTCGAAAATATCTAATAGAGATAATTATAAACTAAGGGGGAGCGAAAGTTCCCCCTTTATAGCCTTTAAAACAAAAAAAATGGAATTCAATAAAAAAACTTTAAACGAATCATTGAACTTAGCGGGTTCGGAAAAGAAAACTTTTTCCGAAAAACCACAAAACATTGTTATTTCAGAAGAACAATTAGAAAGATTAATTCAAAAAGTCACTAAAGAAAAAAAATGAAATTACGTCAAATAATTAAAGAGTTTGCGGAAGAAAAACAATTACGTGAAGGGTTTGACGAACAAGGACAACCCGATTTAAAGTATTATGCTTTTGATTGGGATGATAACATTGTGACAATGCCTACTCAAATTATCTTATCTACCGAAGGTGGTGATGAAGTTGGTATGAGTACTGAGGACTTCGCAGAATATAGAGAAAAGATAGGTAAACAACCTTTCGATTATAAAGGTAAACAAATTGTAGGATACGCTGAAAATCCATATCGTAATTTTGGTGTTGCGGGTGACAAAGCATTTATTGTGGATGCAATGTTAGCAAAACCAGGACCGTCATGGAACGACTTTGTTGAAGCAATAAACGGGGGGTCTATTTTTTCGATAATCACTGCGAGGGGTCATAACCCTAAGACCCTACGTGAAGCGGTCTATAACATGATTGTAACGAACCACAACGGTATAAGTAAGGAAGACTTATTGAGTAACTTAAAGAGATATCGTGAATATTTTAATGAGACAAAAATGAGTGACAAAGAAATGATTGATTTTTATTTGGATTTGGCTAAATTCCATCCAGTTACTTATGGTGAAGGTAGTGCCTCCAATCCTGAAGAAGGTAAAATTGTTGCTTTAAGAAACTTCCTTGCGTATGTCAAAAATATGGCACAAGAGCTGGGGGAGAAGGCATACTTTAAAAACGATGTAAAAAACAATTTTGTACCTAATATAGGCTTTTCAGATGATGATGCAAAAAATATAGAAAAGATTAAAGATTTTCTAGATGCAGAAGATAAAGATAAACTAGTTAAAACTTATTTAACAAAAGGAGGAGAAAAACAAGAAGTTTAATATATTTCAGTAAATCTGGGCACATACTATATGTAATTGATTTATAAAATAAAGTAAATAGAAAAATTTTTCAAACTCATAATATTTATAAGAAATAAACAAAAGAAAAAATTAAAACCAAAATACTATGGCAGACTTATTAATGAAAATGCCCACACCGTATGAACCAAAAAGAAAGAATCGATTTATTCTTACTTTCCCTTCATCATTGGGTATCAACTCTTGGTACGTAGAATCAACTTCTCGTCCACAGGTAACAATTGGAGCAACAGAGATTCCATTTTTGAATACATCAACATTCGTAGCGGGAAGATTTAATTGGAACACAATTAACGTAACCTTCCGTGACCCAATCGGTCCTTCAGCGGCACAAGCCTTAATGGAGTGGGTTCGTTTACACGCAGAATCAGTAACTGGCCGTATGGGTTATGCTGCTGGTTATAAAAAAGACCTTGATTTAGAAATGTTAGACCCTACAGGTGTGGCAGTTGAAAAATGGATTCTACAAGGAACATTCTTAACTGATGTTAACTTTGACTCATTAGGATACGGTGAAGACGGATTGGCAACAATCACGGCGACTCTTCGTCCTGATAGATGTATTTTGGTTTACTAATTTAATATTTACGAAAAAAAGTATTTTGTTATATTTAACCATAGGGGAAACCCTATGGTTTTTTTATTAAAAGAAATATGGATACATCTACACAATACGGACAAATGGATATGAACTTACCACACGATGTGGTTTCATTACCATCTAAAGGAAAGTTTTATAAAAACAAAAAATCGTCTATTAAGGTTGGTTATTTAACTGCTAATGACGAGAACATTTTAATGTCACCTAACATTGTTCAATCAGAGGGGGTAATTAAAACATTACTAAAACAAAAAATTTATGAACCAAATTTTAATATTAATGAATTAATTGACGGTGATGTTCAAGCCATATTATTATTTTTAAGAAATACTGCTTTTGGTACTGAATACAAAATTACAAGTACTGACCCCATAACTCAAAAAACTTTTGAATCCGTTATTAACTTAGATGAGGTTAACTTTATTGAACCTGAATTACTAACAAATGAAAAAGGTTTAATAGGGTTGACATTACCAACATCAGGTAAGATTGTAGAATGTAGATTATTAAATATTGGTGAACAAGAAGAGATTGATAAATTAACATCACAATATCCTGAAGGTATGATTGCACCAATTGCCACAAAAAGACTAGAAAAACAAATTGTAACGTTGGATGGTAGTGACAATAAACAAGATATATCTGTCTTCATCACTCAAATGCCAATATCCGACGCTAAGTATATTAGACAACAATTAAGGTTGGCAGAACCAAAACTTGATTTAAGAAGAGAAATTATAGCCCCGTCAGGAGAAAAAGTGTTTGTTAATGTCACTTTCGGGGCAGAGTTTTTTCGACCTTTCTTCTGATTATAAAAAAAATCAATTAGACGAAATTTATTATTTATGTAAACATGCGAATTTTTCATATTCGGATATTCTTATTATGCCTGTTTTTGAAAGAAAATATTTTATCAATAAACTTGTGGAAGAATTTGATAAAAGAAATGAAATGATAGAAAAGCAAAAAAATAAACAATAATCTATTTATCATAAAAGTAGATTATGTTTTTTGCTGCTGATGAAACAACAAATACAAGTGCGTTTGAACCTACAGGTACCGGTGGGGGTAATTTTATTAAAAATGCTACAGAGGCCGCATCCGCAGCAATAAATCCGGAAAATTTTGTAAAAGCTTTAAAAGAACTTGAGAATAGTGCAACTCAAACAGCAAGAATATATGGTCAAATAGGGGCCGCCTCAGATTTAATACAAGAAACTACAGTAGAATCATATAGAAATACTATAGCTATTGGTGCAACCTTAAAAGATAATTTTGATATATACCAAGCTATAGGTAAATCATTACAAAGAAATACCTACCTTACAGATGAGCAACTAACAAGTTTAGTAACATTACAACAAACAACAAATCTTACGGCAGAAGAAATTGGAAAAATGGTTACAGGGTTCCAAGATTTAGGACGAGGAACGGATGCTGCTATTAAAAGTACAGAAAATTTAACAAAAGTTGCGAGAGGTTATGGTTTAAATGTTAATACGTTCCTAAAAACTGTTGGTGAAAATATTAAATTAGTTAATTCTTACGGATTTAAAGATGGTGTTGATGGGTTAGGAAGAATGGTGGCAAGAGCTCAGGCTCTTCGTATGAATTTTTCTGAAGTAAAGGGATTGGCTGCGGAATTATTAAGTCCCGAAAAAGCAATTGAATTAGCTGCCACTATGCAAACATTAGGTGGTGAGATTGGTGCTTTAGGTGACTTTGGTCAACTAATGTATATGGCAGAAAACGACATGGAAGGACTTCAAAATAGCATTATAGATGCTGCAAAATCTGCGGTAATGTTTAATGAAGAGACTGGTGAATTTAAAATTACTGGTGTTGAAATGAGAAGGTTACGTGAACAGGCTCGAGCATTGGGTATGAATTATGAAGATTTAGCCAATACTGCAGTAAAAGCGGCAAAAGAACAAAGGGTAATGGAAACATTAGACTTTTCAGGTTTAAATCAAGAACAAAAACAACTTATTGCTAATTTGTCTGAAATTGGTTCTAACGGTCAAATTAAGATTAATGTACCAGGATTTGAAGATGTTACGGACGTTACTAAATTAACGGCAAAGCAATTTAAAGACCTTGAAGATTTCCAAAAAAAATCTGAATTATCTTCAGAAGAAGTGGCATTACAATCTTTAAGTATTCAAGACAAACAATTGGTTGAACTTAGAAGAATAAAATCTGCAGGATTAACGTCTAGTGAATACCTATCAACTGAAGAAGGTAGTAAAGGT